TCCGCGCCAATCTGCAATCGGTGGCGGGAGCAGGTCAGCCCGAGGCGGACGCCGGGTTTGCGGATTTTGACTAACACAAATGTCAAAAAAAACTAAAAAAAAAACGTATTTTGATCAGGCGCTAGAATACGCTCACGCCGTGACCGATGGCCACATTGTGGCTGGCCTATACGAGCGGCTGGCCTGCAAGCGGTTTTTAAGCGATTTAGACCGTCAAAACACGCCTGATTTTCCGTACCGATTTGACGCGACAGCGGGCGCGCGCGAATGCCGATTTGTCGAGCTACTCCCCCACATCAAGGGCGAGTGGGCGCGGCCTAAATTTATTGATGGCCGCCTACAATACGCCAAAATCAAATTGGAGCCGTGGCAGATTTTTGCCGAAATACAAATTTTTGGCTGGCTGCATGTTGACACCGGACTGCGCCGATTTAGACGGGCCTATGAGGAGGTCGCTCGAAAAAACGCAAAATCAACTCGCGTTGCAGCGCGTGACCTATTTTTGCTCACGGCGGACAACGAGCCCGGCTCACAGGTGTACAACGCTGCGACGACTGGCGAGCAGGCCAGAGAGGTCTTTGACGTGGCGCGCAACATGGCTCTACGTGAGCCTGATTTTTTGGCGCGTTTTGGCGTCAATGTTGGCAGACACGATATTACGATTGCCGAGACGGCGAGCAGTTTTAAACCTCTCAACTCTGAGGGCTCGACCCTCGACGGATTAAACGTACACGGCGCGTCAATAGACGAGCTACACGCCCACAAAACGCGAGCGGTGTACGATGTCATCGACACCGCCACAGGAGCGCGAGCGCAGCCCCTGATTAGCATGATCACCACGGCTGGCAGTGACCGCGCCGGGATATGCTACGAGCAGCGCGACTACAGCATCAAAATTTTGACAGGCGTAGTTATTGACGAGACGTGGTTTGCTGTGATCTACACCCTCGACGACGGCGACGATTGGCGCGACTCCAAAAATTGGCGAAAATCAAATCCAAATCTAGGCGTGAGCGTCAAAATTGACGACATGGAAGCGGCTTGCCGAAAAGCACTGGCCATGCCGTCGGCGCAGGCCAATTTTTTAACTAAACGGCTGAATGTTTGGATCGCATCGGACAGCGCGTGGATGGATATGGCGGCGTGGAATAAATGCGCGGATCCGACCCTTGACATTGAGCGCGTCAGTCACCTGCCGTGCTTTATTGGATTGGATTTGGCGAGCAAAGTCGACGTCGCGGCCAAAGTGCTGTGGTTTTATGATGCGGACGCCGACCATCATTATTTGATCCCCGTTTTTTATTTGCCGGAACGAGCGGTTGAGCAGGGCAGAAACTCACAATATGATGGCTGGAGGCGCGGCGGCCATCTACAGGTCACGGACGGCGAGGTGACTGACTACGACGTCATTGAGGACGACCTGCGCGCAGATATGGCCGCGCTGATGGTGCGCGAGATACCGTTTGACCCGTGGCAGGCCACGCATCTGGCAGGCCACATGCTGTCAGAGGGCGCGCCGATGGTCGAGTACAGGCAGGTAGTGCAAAATATGAGCGAGCCAATGAAACAATTTGAGGCGCTTGTATTGGCCGGCAAATTGACCCACGACGGCAACCCCATGATGACGTGGATGATGAGCAACGTGGTGTGCCACGTCGACGCCAAATCTAATATTTACCCGCGCAAAGAGCGTGAAGAAAACAAAATCGACGGCGCGGTAGCTGCGATCATGGCGCTTGGTCGCGTAATAGCTCAAAAACCTGCAAAAAAACCTAATGACGGGACTGTTTTTATGGTATAAACTGAGCGCATGGGGATACTCTCGAACATTTTTTTGCGCGGCGCGATTTTGGCGGGTTATAGCCCGCGAGACCCCGCTATCGCTGCGATTTTTGGGCGCGGGAATATGTCCACGGCGGGCACAAACGTCACGCCTGAGACGGCCATGCAACACACGGCGGTATGGGCGTGCGTGCGCGTGCTCGCAGAGACGGTGGCGTCTCTGCCGCTAATAATGTATCAGCGCACCGACAAAGGGCGACGGCGAGCGATTGAGCATCCGCTCTATGCGATTTTGCAATCACGCCCAAACAACTGGCAGTCGTCGTTTGAGTGGCGCGAGCAGTGTATGGCGCACATCGCGCTGCGCGGCGCTGCCTACTCGCGCATACAGCTACAACGCGGCAAACGCACACTCACCGCGCTCAATCCTGATCGAGTCAAACCACACCTACACGACGACGGCACGTTGTCTTATGAGGTGCGCCAAAAAAATGGGGACACACTCACGCTATTGCAGGAGGAGGTGCTGCGCGTCCCTTTTATGCTGATCGACGGGGTGCGCCCCGTGACACCAATTGAGGCGACCCGCGACGCCCTAGGTACGGCGATTGCCACTAATGATTTTGTGGCGAGGTACTATAAAAACGACACTAAACCACCTCTATGGATTGAGGCACCGCCAGCCGGATTTCAGAGCGAGGAAGCAAAACGAAAATTCGCGGCCGGATGGCGCGAGGCGCAGGGCGGCGAGAATCGTGGGTCGACGCCCGTACTAGACAACGGGTTTAGAATCCACGAATTAAGTGTCAACGCCTCAGACGCTCAGTTGCTTGAGTCACGCGCCGCTAGTGTGATTGACATCGCTCGCATCTATAGGATGCCGCCTCACATGATCGGCGCGTTGGAGCGTGCGACCAACAACAACGTGGAGCAACAGGCTATTGATTTTGTTGTACACACGATGCGGCCATGGTTTATTCGCTGGGAGCAGGCGCTGGCCCGCGATTTGCTCACAGAGTCCGAGCGCGGCGAGTATTATTTTGAGTTTTTAGTCGACGGCCTGCTACGCGGGGACAGCGCGGCGCGAGGCGAATTTTACACAAAACAGTTTAATATCGGCGCGATGAATCAGGACGAGATTCGGGCGGCAGAAAATCGCGACCCGCTACCTAATGGCGAGGGCCAAAAATTTTATGTGCCCCTGAATATGATTGCAACAAATGGGGACACACCTCAAAATAAACGCGACCAACAGGGCGCGGCAGGAGAAAACGATGGCAGAAATTGAAAAACGAATGTTTGACGCCGAGGCGCTCACGGTGCATCGGCGCGACGACGGCAAATCGCCAATGATGCGCGGCCATGCCGCCGTGTTTAATGAGTTGTCGGGCGATTTAGGCGGGTTTCGGGAGCAAATCATCCCCGGCGCGTTTGCCGAGGCGATTGAGACGGATGACGTCCGCGCCCTCATCAATCACGACTCTAATTTTGTGCTCGGACGCAACCGCGCCGGGACGCTCGCGATGCGCGAGGACGTGCGAGGGCTGGCGGTAGAGATCACGCCGCCGGATACCGCGTTTGCCCGTGATTTAATCGTCTCGATGGAGCGCGGCGACGTGACGCAGATGTCATTTGCGTTCCGCGTCCGTCCCAACGGAGAGGATTGGGCAAAAAATGATGATGGCGTGTGGGTGCGCAGCGTCAAGCGCGTGAGGCTCTATGACGTCTCGGTAGTGACGTACCCGGCATACACACAAACAGATGTCGCCATGCGCTCTCTGGACGCATTTGTGCGTACTCTCACACCATCAACCGACTACGTTGTGACGATGCAGGCGCGGGCGCGGCAGATTGCAATTGCAGAGGCTCTATAACATGTTTTTGGCAATCCGAGCGGCGGCAGGCGCGCGGATGCCTTACAGGTGTCCAGCCTGCCAATTTTATTTTTTACGGAGATTAATATGAGCAAAAAAATTATTGAATTGCAGGAAAAACGCCTAAAAGCGGTGCACGATGCGCGAGCTTTGAACGATTCCGTCGCGGCAGAAAAACGCGATATGACGGGCGAGGAGCAAACGCGATTTAATGCGTTTATGGCCGATCAGGAAAAACTGGGACAGGCCATTAAGGACGAGCAGCGTTTGATTGACGCCGAGCGTGAGACCGCAGCAGGCGAGCAGCGCGGCGGCAAAACGACGTCCAAATCGGACGATGGCGCACCTACTGACAAACGCGCCTCCGTAGAGTACGCTGAGGCGTTTGGTGCGTTTCTGCGCGCCGAGAACCAGGCGCATCAACGCGCCCTACAGGCCGATTTAGACACGGATGGCGGCTACGTTGTCTCGCCTAAACAGTTTGTGACCGCGCTCATCAAATCCATTGATGATCAGTCATTCGTTCGCCAGAACGCCACCGTCCTGCCGCTCAACAACGCGGCCAGCCTCGGCGTACCATCGTTGGACGCCGATCCAGCGGATGCGGACTGGACATCGGAATTGGGGACAGGCAACGAGGACGGCGCGATGAAGTTCGGAGCGCGCGAATTTAAGCCTCTGCCGCTGGCGAAACGCATTAAAATTAGCAAAAAATTGCTACGCTCAAGCGCTATCCCAATCGAGCAGCTTGTGCAGGAGCGTCTCGCGTATAAATTTGCCGTCACCCAAGAAAAGGCGTTTATGTTGGGCACCGGCGCAGGCCAGCCGTTGGGATTGTTCGCCGCCTCGACAAATGGCATCACAACGGCGCGTGATGTGTCGACTGGCAATACCACCAGCGCGGTCACGATGGACGGTCTGATTAACGCCAAATACTCGCTTAAATCCGGGTACCTAGCGAATGCCAAATGGCTGTTCCACCGCGACGGCGTGCGCGAGGTCGCAAAGTTGAAGGACAACGACGGCAGCTATCTCTGGCAGCCATCTAAAATGGAGGGCGAGCCCGACATGCTGCTTGGTCAGCCAATCATTATGTCGGAGTATGTCCCAAACACGTTCACGACTGGCCAGTACGTCGGCATCATTGGCGATTTGAGCTACTACTGGATTGCAGACGCGCTCGACATGCAAATCCAAGCGTTGTTTGAGCTATATGCCGAGGCCAATCAAGTCGGCTACATCGCCCGCATGGAAAGCGACGGCATGCCAGTATTGGCCGAGGCGTTTGCTCGGGTGAAATTGGCCTAACATCAAACGGGCGGCGATTAAAATCGCCGCCCACGTCATTACAATTTTTTAGGAGATCAAAAATGAATTTATCCCCAAATGTGAAAGTCACGCGAGTCATCACAGCTCAGGCCGCTGGCACCTCTGCGGTCAATGGTACCGTGCTCGATATGCAAGGCTTCGACGGCGTGGTTTTTGTCGCATCTTTTGGTGCTTTGACAGCGACGCAGGTCACTAGCCTCAAAGCTCAGGACGGCGCGACTGCCAATTTGTCCGACGCCGCAGATTTGGCCGGGTCGCTCACTGGCCCATTGGCGGACGCCGACGGCAACCGCTCTTTGGTGCTGGAGATTTGCAAACCGACTAAACGGTACATTCGCCCGGTCATCAATCGCGCGACGGCAAATGCTGTGATTGATGGCGTTGTGGCGATCCAGTATGCGTCTAGCAAATCGCCAACCACCAACGACGCCACGGTGGCAGCTGCCAAGCTGCGCGTCTCACCAGCTAACGGTACGGCCTAATCAGCCGTTTGGGTGCCGGGGCAACCCGGCACCGTTTCTGAGGGTTGAAAAATGATTAAACTTACAAAAATTTTGGCAGGCCCCGGCGGCTGCTACGATATTGGCAACCGCGTTGACCTGCCCCCGCACGTTGAGGCTGAGATTGTGGCCGCAGGCGCTGCGGAGTACGTCGCCTCACCGCAGACGGCCACCGCACCTGACGCTGTAGAGATTGCCGTTGCGCCTGACGCCTCGGCGGCGCAAGCTTGGGTACAAAAAACGTCCGCAGAAGCGCGGCAAGGCCCCGTCAAGGCAAAAAAATAGAGCACTAGGGGGAACGTATGGCGCTGAGGTTAAAAACGGCTGCAATCGCTACACCCGTCACAGATGCGGCGCTCAAATCTCACGCCCGCATCACCGACGGCAGCGAGGACGCCGATGTCGCCGCGCTTAATCTGGCTGCCACCCGCGCCGCTGAGGTCGCGACACAACGCGCCCTAATGCCGCAGACGTGGGTTTTGACCCTAGACCAATTCCCCCGCGGCGGCATCATTGATGTGCCCGTGCCACCGCTCATATCAGTGACAAGCCTCAAATATCTCGATGTTGATGGCGTACTCACTACTCTGCCATCAGCCGACTATGTCGTTGACAACCAAAGCGAGCCGGGACGAATCGTCCCCGCGTACGAAAAAACATGGCCAGCCATACAGTTAATGCCTAATGCCGTGACGATTGAGTTTGTGGCAGGCTACGCCAACGCGGCAGCGGTACCAGACACTATCAAACACGCCATAAAAATGATTTTTGGTCATTATTGGATACATCGCGAGGAGGCTGGCGAGCGTCAAATGTATGTCACGCCAGTAGGTGCCAAACACCTGCTTGACCCATACCGCGTCTACTCGTTTGGCAGGCTCGCATGAGCGCAGGCAGTCGCCCTCATCGCATCGTTTTGCAGAGCCCTGGCGGCGTCACGGATAGCGTGGGCGAGCGCACCACCGTATGGACGGACGCTGCCACCGTGTACGCTGAGATACGCGGCCTAACCGCTCGCGAGATGATGGCGGCAGGGCAGCGGCAGGCTACTACCAGTCATGTTATTGTTTTCCCGTTTGGGGCGAATGTCGCTGCCGTGGATGCGGCTTGGCGCGTAAAATACGGGACGCGCATTTTCACGATCGAGGGCGTCATCAACATTGATGAGGCCAAAAAAACAATTCAACTTTTTTGTACTGAGTCGGTACGAGAGGAATAGGGGACACACCATGCCAGCGGCCATTAACAGATTCGCCTCGTTTTCAACCGGGCTCGACAGCCCGCCCACCACGCTCGAAACCGTCACGCCTTCTGATAGCGTTTTTTTGGCGCAGGTATGCCGCGCCGTGTACGTTGGTGTAGGCGGCGACGTCGCTGTAGTCGTCAATCAGGCAGGCGCTGATGCGACGTTTTTGCATAAAAATGTGCCCTCCGGGACGTACCTGCTTGGCCTGATACACCGCGTCAACGCGACGAACACAACCGCGACCAACATGATCGCCGTCAGCTAATGCTCTCTCTCTCGCTGTCTCTGACCTCTGTTCTGCGGCGCGTTTTGAGCAGCGCCGCAGCCGCGCCGCTCATACTTGATCAGATTGGCGTTGCGAGCGCAGCCGCGTACAGTCTGCGTAAACTACGCAATGCATACACGGGCAACGCCATTCGGGTGCGCCGGTCGAGCGACAATGCGGAAGCTAATATCGGCTTTGCGACGGCAGTTCAGACGCGCACCAATCTCGCGGCGATACCGATTAACAATAATGGTGGCAGCACGGCTCCCGGCGTCACGATGACGACGATTGGCACAGGCACCGAGTTTGGGCAGTCGTATATTGATGTTCGCTGGCAAGGTACGGCTGGTGGTGGTGGTGGCTTCTTACAGTTTTTTCACGGCGCAATAAACGTTCCGTTTGACCCGGCAATTCACGCACCAGTTACGCCGGGGCTAACTTATACGAGTTCGGTTGGGTTTCGCTTAGTAAGCGGTACAGCACCAGTCGGAATACCTACGCTCCGGGGTGCGATGTTTAATAATGGCGGCAGCTTTATTTCCGGCGCATCCCTAGGGATTTCAAACCCAACCGCAACATTACAGAGAAACGCGATAGTATCTATTGCTATGGCTGGTGTGGCCTATTTTGCGCCCAACATTTATTGGGCTGTCGGTAATGGCGACGTCGTTGATTTCACCGTGCGCTTCTACGCCGCCAATGTCGAACTCGGCACTGGCAACGCTCGACCGCTGTTGCAGCGCAATGTTCCCGAAACGATTGCCGATATTGGTGATTTTGGCGCCGAGGCCGTGCTTAGTTTTGTCGGTGGTGGCAGCGGCTTTGTTACCACTTTGTACGACCAATCCGGCAACGGGCGCAATGCCACGCAGACCACGGCAGGCAACCAGCCGCGCCTCCTCGTTAATGGTGTTTTGCAAACGCAAGGCGGAAAGCCTGCCATCTTGTTTGATGGCGTGGATGACCGACTCGCAACTGCAAGCACGACGCTGGGGATTACAAGCAACGCAACTTTGGCCGTTGTTACACAAACTTCTTCTCGCACACCACCGCAACAGGGCATTGTGGGTTCAGAAGATTTGACCGCTCGTTTTGGTTTCTTTATTACCGGAACTAACACAATGCGTTGGAACCCTGTGTCGGGTGACACAATCGAAGCCCCATCAGTTACCGGCGCTCAAATTTTGGTGGGAACGGCGCAGTCTGGCGCGACGGCACTGTTTAGGAATGGAACTTCCATAGCTACGGGAACAGGCTCTACAGGGCCAATGGCTAGCACCCCATTCATTATCGGAAAAATGCTTTCGGGCACAACCCTACCGCATTTTAGCGGCCCGATTGCAGAAGTCGTAGCCTTCCCCTCCGTCCTCTCCACCACCGACCGTCAAACCCTTGAGCGTAATCAGGGCGGTTACTACGGCATTTCATTTTTCGCCCTCGATCAGTTTTCCGCGCCGTCCGCAGCCGCGTACAGCCTGCGTAAACTACGCGCTGCATATACGGGCAACGCGATACGGGTGCGCCGGTCAAGCGACAACGCAGAATTAGATATTGGTTTTACCGCCGGCGGTGATTTAAACCAAACTGCTTTGCTGGCCCATTGCGGCGCAGGCAACGGCTTTGTTACCACTTGGTATGACCAATCAGGCAATGGTCGCAATGCCACGCAGACCACGGCAGGATTGCAGCCGCGCATTGTTAGCAATGGCGCGATAGAGACGCAAAACGGACGGCCCACGCTGCTCTTTGACGGCATAAATGACTCCTTTGCGATGACAAGCCCATTAAACTCGAACGATGCCACCATCAACGCCGTTTCAAAATTAAGCAAAACTCTCGTGGATGGTGCTTATATACTCGGATCGCAGACACCAATAGGCCTTTTAGGTTATGACGACGAGCTTCTAGGTATGCGATTGGTTTCTACGTCTGGAGGCTATTTTAGCTCCCCATTGCCAGCGGCAGTTAGGTCGGCGGCATCTATTGATACTTTTACCATCACTAGTAATGTCGCAGCACTACGTCGTTCTGGGGCGTTAATTGCTGGCAGTGTGTCAATAGGGGAAAACTTTCAGCCAACCTTGATTGGCACTTATGCGACCATGGGCTCTCGCTATTGGGGTGGGACACTATCGGAAATAACATTGTTCGGGTCTTCTATCTCCGCCGCCAACCGCGAAACGCTTGAGCGTAATCAGGGCAATTACTATACAATTTCAGTATCATCGACTTAAAAATAAGGGACAGACATGAATAAATTTTTTATTACCACACCGGAAATTGCGAGTGCGCTTGAGATGGCGACTGGTATCAGCGCGGAGAAAGCTCGTCAGCAGGGGTGTGAAGGCGTCACCTCATTTTGGTGGAGTGTTGTTCGGCATCCGGACGGCGAACAGGCTGCGCTGGCAATACATGACGTGCCAGAAGTAGGCGAGGTTGCAATCGGGGACACACCAGCGGGGTCAAACATCGTGTATCAAAACGGCGACCTCGTTATCACGACCGACGATTTAATCGACGAGCTGCCGGCGGATTGGCATACGGCCGATCCTAGTGTAGATGCAACATAGGACGACTCTCGCATGATTGAGTTTAAAACTACCGGACTGGCCGAACTCAAAACGGTTTATCGGGAGCTACCCGACAAAATCAAGCGGCGCGTTATTGCTCGCGCTGCTCGACAGGCTGCGAGCGTCTATTTGGCCGAGGCGCGGCGCGTGGCCCCTGTGAGGGCTACGCCTATGCGCGGCAAAAATAAACGCCCGGCAGGCACGTTAAAACGCGCCATAATCGTCAAACGAGCGCGGGAACTTAATACCGCCACATCGACGGGATTTTTGGTGACCGTTTTGCGCGGCAAAAAATTTCAGCGGGTCGGCAAGAGGGGCATCAACAAAGATGCGTTCTACGCCAATTGGGTGCATGATGGGCACCGAGTCGTCCCGCGCAGATCAAAATCCAATCAGGGCGGCATCACAGCACGGCGGCGCGGGGCTGCCGGGCGCGTTGAGGGCAATCCGTTTTTGCTCAATGCGTTTGAGTCTGCGTCAACGCGGGCGCTAGACAAATTTTCCGAGACGATGCAGGTTATTTTGGCCAATCCGACCGCGCTGAAATGACAACAATTGACGAAGCCATCATCGCCGCGCTCTCAGCCGCTCCCGCGCTAGGGTTTGCCGTACACCCGCAGGGGGCCAGTCAGGACGCCAAAAAACCGTTTGTGATTTATAGCCGGACGTCGGAACCAATCATGACAATCCACGGGTACGCTGGCATCACTAGACACGACGTGATTTTTGAGTGTTGGGCAAATCGCAAACGCGATGCATCTGCAATCGCGCTCGCGCTGCGCACTCGCATCACATCGACGGCGGCGGGATTGGTGTGGGAGGAAATCCTCGCGCCTGAGGACGATTACGCACCAGATACCGATGAGTTTTTAGAGTACGTCGCGTTTAGGTTTTGGCATTAGCAACACAATTGCAGGTTTAATTTTTTATAGGAGCAGATCATGGGACAAAATATTTTATTACTCAACACTAAAGTCGACATGGAAAACACGCGGGGGACGGCCAAAATCATCACCGCGATCACCAAGGCGACCGAGGCGGTTATTACATGCACGCACGACTTCGCCATTGGCGATTACGTTTTTATCGAGGGCGTAGTTGGTATGCCAGAGATCAACGGGCGCGTGGTGCGAGTCAAATCGGTTAGCACGACCGTCTCGTTTGTGGCCGAGGGCCTAGACTCGACGCTGTTTAGCACATACGCGTCCGGTGGATCGGCATACAAAATCTCGAGCTGGCACTCATTTGATAACCTCACCAGCCTCAATTACCCGGAGCCTACTCCGAACGCGATTGACGTGACCACTATCCACAACAACCAAAAATTTGAGGTTTTTGGACTCGACGACGCGCCCACAATCACGCTCAACACGATTAGTGATCCAACATCCGTCACGACCAAGGCCGTGCGCGCTGCATCGGCCAAAAAATCAATCACAGCGTTTCGAATCACGTTGCAGACTGGTACGATTTTAATTTGCACTGGCTACGTCGCGGGCGGTCGTGGGCTCGATGGGTCGGTCGGCGCTTTGGCCACTGGACAAATGTCGATCAAGTTGGCAGCGCCTGAGCAGTATTTGTAGCATGAGCCAAGCCATTATTGACAAAATCCGTGCGGCACGCGCCGTGCGGATTACATCGGGGAGCGTGGTATTTTTTGCCACGCGCCCAACCGTCTCGCGATTTGGCGAGATGCATCGCGCCGTCGCTAGGGACGCCGACATCTGCCGAGAGTGTGTCACTGGTTGGGACAACGTGCGCGAGCGCGACATCATTGATGGCGGCGGCGATGACATCGTTGCATGGGACGCCGCGCTTTTTGGCGAGTTGATTGTTGATCGCGTTGACTGGTCGGCGGCGATTGTGGCCGCCATTGTGGCCGCGACATTGGCGCAAATGACGGCGCAGGCTGAACAGCAAAAAAACTAGTAGGCTGGCTTGAGATAAACGCGCTGAAAAAACGCGCCCCCGGCATTAGGCCAGTCGAGTTGTCGCCGGAAAACGCTCAGGTCGTGCAGGCGTGGCGGCGCATGGGCGGGATTGATTGGGCGGCGCTGCCGCTCATAGTAGAGTTGCAGGGCGTGCGGGACATCGAAAATTTTGTTTTTGGACTTGAGCAAATCCGCGATTATTTTGAGCAGCAGCAAGGGTGACGAATGAGTAAGCGCGTTGGATCACTGGGG